CTGCAAGACGAGTTTGCGGTGTTTGTCACCGACTTGATGCAGATAAAAGCCGAAATCATTGCCCGGCATTTCTCACCTGAAACGATTATAAAGCAGTCCAACATGGAGTTTTCGCCTGACGTGGAGTTACTACCGCAGGCGGTGCAGCTTATCAAAACTCCAGAATCCGCCAGAATCCGTATTACCATACGTTCAGAGACCCTCGCTATGCAGGATTATGCCCAGCTACGCGAGGAACGTGCAGGGTATTTAAACGGTCTATCGACCTTCCTACAAGCAGCGACGCCCCTAATTCAGCAGGATAAGCGCTCGCTGCCCTTCCTTTTGGAGATGCTGAAGTGGGCTATGGCAGGGTTTAAAGGTTCCAGCGAGATTGAGGGCGTGCTAGACCAAGCCATCGAGACCATGCAGCAACCTGACGAGAAACCTGAGAAACCAGATCCAGAAGAACAGCGTATGCAGGGCCAGATTAAGCTCGAAGAAATACGTCAGCAAGGCAAGCAGCAAGAGAACATGCAGAAACATCAGCAAGACATGGAACTGCGCCAACAGGACATGGACGCGGATATTCGTACCCGCGAAGCTGAGCATATGTTCGAGCAACAGAAGACCCAGTATGAGACTGAGGCGGAGCTGAACATACTCGCAGCCAAGATGGAAGCGGACGTGCAAACAGAGCTGATGACCAGCCAAATCAACGCTGAGCAGCAAGCAGCGGGCGTGGAAGCGCAGACCCAAGCGGACATCAGAAAAGCAAGCTACGAGATTGAAAAATTGAAGATTACCAAGCGTGCAGATGCAGGCATGAAGGTGCTCGAGAAGAATTTAGACCGCGAGAACAAACGCGCAGAGCAGGATAACACCCCAACGCCCACTACGGGAGAGAAGTGATGGCTAACTATGAAGCCCAAAGCGGGCTAAAAACCGACCTGATAGACGTTATAGACCGACTTGACGAAGGTATGCACACGAAAGAGTCTAAAGCCGCTGATGCTGCCGCAGACAAAGCAACGCGACTGAAAAGGAAGAAAAAAGCCGCAGAGAAGCAGGCTAAAGCGGATAAGAAAAATCGAGGCAGCCTTGGTGCCTACGCAGCCAATAAAGCCTTAGCCGACCGGTTGTTCATAGACGAGTGACACGCACCACATACATACAGGACAGAGCTACCGGTAAACTGGTACTAAAAAGCGACCATGTTCGAGATATCCCAGATGCACCCATTATCCACGGTGACATCGAGGCGTTTAAATCACCTGTCACTGGTGAGGTCATATCTGACCGTGGGCAACTCAGGCGCCATAACAAGCAACACGGCGTTACCAACGCCAGAGACTATGGCGAGAACTATTTTGAACGACGCACCAAAGAAATGACTGCGGAGCGAACGGGGCAAACACCGCAAGCGAAGCAGGAACGTATTGAGACTATTAAACAAGCCATTGAACAGCAGAGGAGTTAATCATGGGCGAAGAAATGAGAGCAGCTTTAGAGGAAGCAGTAAACGAGGTCGAGGATGAAAACCCGCCGGAGCCAGAGATTGAGGCACCCGTACCAGAACCAGAGGCAGACCCTGCACCCGAAGGCGACCCAGAACCTGAACCAGCCGGAGACCCTGACCCCTCCGACCCCGCCGGGGATACACCCCCCGACCCAGAACTCCCCGGAGATGGGGAACCGGTGGAAGATCCTGCACCTGACAAAGCAGCCGAAAAGTTAGAGAAAGCGCCGGTAAACTGGAACCCAGCCGCACGCGAGAACTGGAAAGAATTACCTGAAGATGTGCGCGCTATGGTGCATAAGCGCGAGGCGGATATTAACCGTGCGCTGCAAAATGGCGCGGAGTCCCGCAAGATGGGCGAAGATTTTAACCAGCTTGCAGGCAGATATAGCGCCGTTATAGCCGCTGAGGGTATTCAAAGCCCGTTAGAAGGTTTTGAGCGCGTGCTACAGACAATGGCAACCCTGCGCATGGGGTCAACCGAGCAGAAAGCTCAGCAGATTGCAGGATTTATCAAGGCGTATAACATCGATATAGGTGCGCTTGACGACCTTCTTGTGGGCAACCAGCCCAACGGTAAGCCCGCACCAAATTCACAGTTTAATCAGATGCTCGATGAGCGTATGCAGCCTGTAGAGCAGCTAATGCAGCGTATAAACGACGCGGACGCTACACGTACCAATAACATAGCGCAGAACGCTTCAGAGGGTGTAGCCAAATTCGGGGAGACCGCTGAATTTTTCGAGGATGTGCGTATCGATATGGCTGACCTGATGGACATGGCAGCGCAACGCAATCAGCCAATGGATTTAAAGCAGGCGTACGACAAAGCCTGCGCGCTGAGTCCTGAAATATCTCAGATACTGACTACAAGAGCTGGACAAACCAGCCTACCGGAGAAACTAGCCGCAGCCGCCAGCATCAAGGGCGACAAATCAGGCGGGGGCGGCGGATTGGCTGATTTATCCATGCGCGAGACCATTGCGCAGCTATATAACGAGGGCGGGGGTTGAAACGCGGTTTAAACCTGCTATAGTCAAGGGAGACCGTAAGTAGCTAGGCAGCCCCAGTCCGAGGACAGGCACACAGCCCCAAGTTGAGTCAGACTAAACTTTCAACTTAAAGAGGGCTAACACAATGTCTTTTGCTAACGCAAACATCAGCGACATCATCGCTACCACGATTCAATCACGTACCCGCAAAATCGCGGATAACGTGACCAATAACAACGCCGTACTGAAGAAACTCAGTATGCGCGGAAACATCAAAACATTCTCAGGCGGCTACAAGATTCTTCAGGAATTGAGCTTCGCTGAGAACTCTAATGCCGGTTGGTACAGTGGGTATGACTTGCTGCCAGTTGGTGTATCAGACGTTATCTCTGCCGCTGAGTTCGATATTAAGCAGGCAGCGGTACCAGTCATCATCTCAGGTCTGGAGCAGTTACAGAACTCCGGTCGTGAACAGATGATCGACCTTCTGGAATCCCGGCTTTCTGTTGCAGAATCCACACTGTCTAACCTTTGTACCGCAGGTATCTACTCTGACGGCACAGGCGCTGGCGGTAAGGAAATCGATGGCTTAGATGCCGCCGTACCTCTCGACCCGACAGCCGCGCCTTACGGTGGTATCGACGGTGCAGTGTTTACATTCTGGCAGAACGCCATAAGCGACCAAACAGCCGCTGCGGGTCTCGACCCTACACTGATTCAGGGTTTCTGGAATCAGCTCTGGTCTGAGCTTGTACGTGGTCAGGATCGTCCTGATTGCATCATGGCTGATTCAACCGTATGGAACGCTTACATCAGCTCCTTGCAGGCTAATCAGCGTTTCTCTAACACCGACATGGCTGATGCGGGTTTTACCAATGTTCAGTTTATGGATGCTCCAGTTATTCTGGATGGCGGGATTTACTTCCCTTCAGCGGCTTCAGGCGGCGTAGGCTCTCCTGCCGGTACGGCGTTCTTCTTGAACACCAAGTACCTGCATTATCGCCCACATGCAGCCCGTAACATGGTGCCATTGAGTCCTAACCGTAGATATTCGACCAATCAGGATGCCGAAGTACAAATATTGGCTTGGGCAGGCAATTTAACTACATCTGGTCGGGCATTTCAGGGAAGGTACGACGCCAACGGAGTATAACACTTTTAGCAGCGTAAACGCCCACGCTAGATCTTAGCGTGGGCTTTTTAGGAGGAAGTAACATGGCTCAATTAAGACCTAGTTTTTTCATTGATGACAATACAGTGACGGTGCGAAGCGCAGAAGTTCCTGCGGCGGATTTTGATAACGGCATGAACTTGGGTGGCAGTAACGCTCCGGGGATTGGCATTAACGTGGATGGCGGTGCCGTAGTAGGTACGCCCGAGCAGTTTACACTGCTTGACCAGCATGGTATTGCACGTACCCCACAGACCAGCCAACATATCGGCGGCGATGGTCTGGGTGATGGTCAATCAGGGACACTGCCTGATGGCTCTATCCGTGCAGGAGTACCATCTACAGATGGTGATGGATCTATTCCGGGCGCGCAAGAAAATGCAGGTTTAGCAGATATTGCAGATGGCTGGTTAGCTCCAGTAGTTTAACCAGTGTCTCAGCTACTACAGGTCGCTACCAGAGATGGAGGCGTCGCCGGACTTAACGGAACGGCTGCCCCTGACCA